AACTCGCCCGTCTCCGAGCCGAGGGCGCCGCTCAGCAGCGGAACGGCGACCATGCGTGATTACTCAGCCGCTGCTTTTGCGGTCTCTTCGGACGCCTCGGGCTCTTCCTCGGGAGCCTCGTCAGCGGTCTCGTCGGGCTCTTCCGCTATTTCGGCGACAGCATGAAGATCGGCCCAGCCCTTTTTGCGAGCGGCCTTCTCTTCCTTCGCATCTGCCACGATCAGCGTGTCAAGATCGCGTCCCTCGTGATGGATTTCGCTCCCCTCGCGGTAGAGCATTTTCGGATGTTCAGACAATTGCATTCTCCCGCATTCACCGGAACCGTCTTATGCGTGGCGGCTCCGATGAAAGCGGGAGAGGCGACCGGGAGAAGGCCGCCCCTCCCTCCGTATTAGGTCTGGTTGAAGACAGTCATGCCCGTCATCTCGGGCTGCTTGTTGACGAGGCCGTAGAACACGTCCCAGCGGTACTTGCAGGAGAGGTCGCCGATCGCACCCTGGCGGGCCATCGTGACCTGCACGCCTTGGTCGGTCGTCGCCGACATGACCGCGAGACCGGCATCTTCCTGTGGCCGATAGTGGCCTGGGACGATCTCGAACGCATCGGCCTGCCAGAACGGGTTGACCGGAGCGGCAACCGTGTTGAGCCAGGTGATCGCAGCTCCGTTCGCCGGAGCCGCGGTGCAGTTCTTGTACTGCAGCTCTGGATCCGTCGGAGACGAGTCCGCCGAGATGATCGGCGGGCTGATCTGGATGACGCCGGAGCCGCCCGCACCGGACACGATGCCGGTCACACGGAACGTCTTGGGACTGCCGGTGTCCTGCTTCGTGATGTGATGCACCTCGTTGACGCCGGCAATCGTGAACGCATCGCCGATCTTGATCGTGCCGGAAACCACGGCGACGGTGAGGTTCTGGTAGCGGTTGTCCTTGTTGACATAGACAAGGCCGCCCGCGTCCAGCGCCTGCGAAGCCGGGACAAAGCGCTGGTTCGCGCCGTTGACCGTGACGGTCGTTCCCGCCGCAGCAGTGAGGCGATAAGCGTAGTCCAGCTTGTAGGTGTCGAAATTCGCCACCTTGCCGACCAGCGCCGACTCATAAGCGGAGAGCGTCTTACCGGGCTGAAGCACCTGACGACCCGCAAGGTCCGCCGCCATGCCGTTGTAATCGGCGCTGGAGAGGACCAGCTTGCGATCGAACATCGGAATGCCGTTGCGGTTGCAGATGTTGTCCAGTGCCGCGACGTTGGAATAGCCGGAAGCCGCGCCGGTCTGCTTGACGATGACCGTGCCGGTGAGTGCGGCGAGGTTCGAGCAATCGACGTTGATGTCGGAAGCCAGACGCTGCATCGCGGCCTCGCCCAACCGTCCCTGCTGAAGCTGGTCGCGAAGCTCGGTCGCCGAAAGGGTCAGCGGAACCGAGTGCGTGTAGCCCAGCGTCGTCGGAACCGAGAGCTGCGTGTAGTTGCGCGCGAAGTTCGCCGACTGGTCAATGCCGGTGAACGACTGCGCGATATAGGGCATCGGACGCCAGATCGTGTTGCCGGTACGCTCGGCCATCACGTCGTCGAGATTGTAGGTGTTGAATAGCTTGGAGATGACGAGGTTGTCGGCGAACTTCTCGAACACCTGGTCGAAAGCTACGCGTTCCTCTTTCGAGAATGAGTTGATGGTCATACCGGCCATGACGGAAGGTTCCTTTGAAGAGAGCCAAAGACAGGGTTTCTCGGGCCACGCCCGGTCGGCACCGCTTCTGGTCTCTCCCGTCTCAGCCGGAGGTCGCTGTGGTTGCGGTCAGCGCGAAAAATACGCGCCCCCGAAGAGGCGCGCGATTGCACAATTACCCTATTTGCCGAGCAGGCCGTTCTCGCGCTTGAACTTCTGGATGTGCGACCGATCGCCGCCCCTCTTTTCCCAGTCGGCTTCCATCTTTTCGAGCTGCTTTTGCACCGCGCCGACCTTGACCGATGCGCCGGCAGACGGGCGCGAAGGAGTGTCCGGCTCGGGAGCCTTCCTGCGCTTGACCACTTTCAATTCCTTTTCGAGGGTCGCGACGAGCTTGATGAAGCGGATCGGATCGGTCGCGCCATTGGCCTGGGCGAGCGCCTGGAGCTTTCCGGGGTTCTGCCCGAGTGCGTAGATCAGCTTGGCGCGATTGCCCTTGTCCACGGTATGGATGAGTAGCGCGTTCATCTGGTCGCCGAGGGTCGCGCGGACGGTCTCAAAAGCGTCGTCGGCGTCGGGCCGTGCCAGCTCCTGCTTTTCGTGCGCGACCTCGGACAGCATATCTTCCCATTGCTTCTGCTGGGCGCGGGCCGCTTCGTCGCGCTTCGAGACCTGTTCCTTGGCTTGTCGATCGCGTTCTTTCCACGCGTCGAGTTCGCGCTCGAATGTCTCTTCGTCGAAGTCGCATCCGGCGAGCGTCGGCTTTTCCCCGACTTCGATGGGCTGATCTGCCGGTGATGCCTTGATCTGCTGCCGGAGCTCGGCCTTTTCCTTCTGTTCCTTCCGGAGCTGATCGCGGAGATGCTTGACGAGGCCGGAATCGCCTTCCTGCGGCTCGGTCGGTTCGTCGCCGAACGAGAAAACCTCTTCCTCTTCGTCGGTTTCGCCAGTCGGCTCTTCAGGTTCCTCCGCGGGTTCCTGCGGCTCGACCTCTTCGGTCAGCAGCAGCTCGTCTTCGTTTTCGGGGATCTCTGGCTCGTCGGCCATGTTCCTGTCCTTTCGCTCACCCGGTTCAGGCCCGGTGGTTGCCTATGAGCGAAGGTCTAGGACGGCTCCGATTATGGTTGCGATTGCACAATTGCCGCGCGACAATGAGTTGGTGAGCTGGGCTGTGTTCCTGACACTTGCGCTGGGGATTTACCTGTTCTCTCCAGGACGGCGGACGCGGCTCACCGGATTCGGGCTACTGCTGCTGATCCTCGCTATTGGCATCGGGTGACGCAGCGGCTGGCGTAACGACGCGATCACCAGCGCCGTTCAGCACGCGATACTGGAATGCCTGGAGTTCGGCGGCGATAGCCGGGTTCTTGACCGCCATTGCCCGAACCCACGGGCGCGACCAATAGGACTGTGCCGCCTTCTCATTCATCGGAGTTGAGGCCAATTTCTTGGCGAAATCCGGTGATGCCAGGAGCTTGGCCGCGCCGCGCTGGCGCAGGGCAGTGAATCCCGACGCCAGCAGTCCCATAACAACCTCTTTCGGGTCATGGGTGAACGCGGAGCCCATAACACCCAAAGTCGTCGGCACGCCGTGCAGCAGCGAGGAAACGACATTGCCGGTATTTGAGAAATTGCGGTTGCGGCCGTAGCCCTTGGCGACTTCGGCGATCTTGGCGAGCTTATCGAGGGACTGGACCGTATCCTTGGAAAAGATGAGATTGCGCGAGCCCTTCAATTGATTCCAGTTGGTCAGGAACGTGTCGAGCGAGAAAGCGTCTCCCTCTGCATTTTGGGCGCCATTCTTCGCATTGCCGAGCCGATCGATGAGTGAGGCGCGAACGTTGTTCGCTTGGTCGTCGGGCAGCGCTGAGAGGAAACGTGCGAGGCGTGTTCCGTTGCCGCTGGCGTCGGCATTAATCTTCTTCGCTACGTCATCGCCCCAATTGTCGAAGTTCTTGCCGAGAAACGGTTTCAGAACATCATCCTCAAGACCGCGCTGCTGTGCCCATGCCGCGTCTGCCTGCTTGTAGGTCGCAAATGCGTCCGCCGGCAGAGCGCTTTGCATATCGGCGTTCACCGCATCCATGACATGGTTGGTGATCCGGTCGGCATTGTTCGGCGTGGATCCAGCTTCGTTCGTCAGCATCTCGCGAAGGTTGGTCCGGAGATCGCGCGCCTGCTGAACGGTAATCGTGCCAGCGTTGGCGAGGTCGTCCCTGAAGCTCTGGAGCACGGGGGCGATCTTTGAGCCGCCGATTTTCGAGCCTTCGTCGGCCAGCAACCCATCCAGAGTGCTCATCGTCTGAGCAGGAGTGACGTTAACGCCTTTCGACATGCTCTCGGCATGGTCATAGAGCGTGCCGATCGCAGCCCTGCGTGCCTTGTTGGACTTAACCGCTGCATCCAGCGTCTGATCCCCCAGCAATGCGCCCTCGGAAGGAGTTCCAACGCTTGCCGCGATAGCCGACTTTCCGCCTTCGCTCTGCGTCAGCATCTTGTCCGTTGCCGTCCGGATCGGCCCTGACCCGAACGCGGTCTGCTCCAGCGCTGCGGCCCTCTTCGCGTCAGCTGGACTACCAACGACGAACTTTGGCAGATCAATACCGAGGTCATCGGCAGCTTGCGCGGCCTGTTGGGTCGCAGGAGCAACAGCGGGCGGCGCAATCACCGGCTTTGGCGCTTCCCCGACGATTCGAGCCGCCGTGCTCTCTAGTGCGGAGGTCGGCACGGCAGCCGCACCACCGACCATTTGGCCGATGAAGCGGTCAACCTTGCCCTGCGTCGTGTCCGGCGTTGGTACGGCCGTCTCGACAACATCCCCGATCTGATAGGGATTGGCTAGGCTATGCGCGATGTTGTGCCACCACTGACCTGGACTATCGCCAGTCACAAGGTCGGATAACGTGCGGTGGCCAAGCTTATCGACCGCATAGCCGATCATCGTTGGAAATACGCTCAGCAGCTTTCCGACGCCTGTCGCCGCCATATCCGGAAGCGCGGTAGCGCCCTGGACGATGCCCGCCAGATCGTTCTTGGTGTTGTCGAGGAGGGTTTCGCCAATGCCCTT